AATTTGACCTGCACCTGCTTTACTAGCAGTTGATCTATTGGCACGGGCATCTGTTGTACCACCTACTTGATAGTTTACTCTACCACCAAAGAAGTATCCGGCTCTACCGCCTTTAGCAAAGTCATAAGCAGGCCCCTGTTGTGAATTAGTCTGGCTCTCAATGTCTTGTTGTCCTCTCCCTCTATCTGGATTGTCTTGAGCTTTAGTAGGAGTAGGAGTAGGATCTGGTTGAGTGGGTCCTCTTGGTGTGTCTACATTATTTTTATAAGATCGACTTTCTCTAATTTTATTTGCAGTTAAATTTGTTTGTCTCCTATCATTTTTTAAAGACTGTTGATAAGAAAAATCTTGTTCTTTTTGTTTTTCTAAATAATATCTATCAAAATCTGTTAGATCTTCTTCATCTTTTAATGAAGCTGCTTTAGAATATTCTGAAACTACATCAGCATAGTTACCCAAAGAACTTCTTTTATTATGACCATATCTATCTTGGTTAGATAAATTACCTCCATGTATATTTTGTTCTTGTCCAGCCATTTGCATTTCAGCAAATGCTTTGTCTTGTGCACTAAGGTTTTTAAATCTATCTAATTTTCCAGCCATACCCATTAAAAAATTTCCTCCAGGAACTGCCATACCTATTCCTGTTTTAATTAAATTCATTGCTGGAGCAAACCGATTTGGTTTAGGTTCTTTGCCAGGAAGGTAACCAGTATTATTATATTCAGTCCTAAAATTTTTGTAACCATCCGGAGTAAGATTTGCCGTATAAGGATTGTTAGAGAAAGAATTAAAATTACCATCGCTATTTGTAAAAGCTTGTGTCTGAGGTATTCCAAATGATTCTGTTTCCTCTACAGCTTCTTCAATAGGTAATTGAAAATTGTTTCGTAAAAATCTTGATTGAGGAACAGCATATAAACCCGCTGCTTTTACCTCTGCATCTGTTGCCATTATCCTCTCCTTCCATCTGGTTGTATATCTAATCTAAATGTACCTAATTTCCAATCTTGTGCAAAAGTAATATTAGATATTTCTAATGCAATTCCCCTAGCTCTTATTCTAACATCTTGTTTTGTTTGAGTTTTTTTTATATCAAAACTAGTGGTTATAGAAGTATTATTTGGATAATCTCTAGTAACTAATGATACTCTAGTATCTCCTGTTTGATTAATAAAATCTGGTATGATACGACTAATTTTTGCAATGTATTCTCCATCACCTCGAAGGTCTGGCATACCCATTGATTGACCCGAAGACGATCTTTTTTGTGTTATGTCAAAATCACCTGAAGTAATTCTAGCAATAATTGGTGTAGTTACACCACCTGCATTAATTTGATCATTTCCTACTTCGTGCTCATAGTACACTGTACTACCCTCTGTATTACCTATAACATCGTATGAAGAATTATCAGAAGGATCATAGAAACACGCATGAGGTTTTTTAAATACTGCAGAATCTTGCCAAGCTGTTCTTGGAATACCGACTTTTGTATTTTGTTGTCCAGCAGAATTTGTTGCTACACCTGTTTTACTAGTAGTCCAAACAGGTCTTTTACTACTGGACTCTAAATAATTATAAGTTACTGCACTATCCACTACATTAGAACCAAGGTTACAATAGAACCAATTAATTTCAGTAAACAAATTACTTAATCCACAGTTAATAAGATCTCTAGAATCTACATTAATTGAGTCGTAAACAAAATCTTCCACTAAACAAGGCAACGATTGTAGTTGTCCATCGTATGAAAAGAAACCATTTTCTGACATCCAATATGCTGTACCATCTACTTCAACACATGCATTTTTACCAATTAACCCACAGTTAGTACCTGCTTGTTCAAAAGAGAAAGTAAAAGGCTGACCTACAAATCTCATTAAAAATAAACCGGTATCAGTCCAAACGTAAATAGCATCTCTACCTTTGATAGCTCCCATAATTTTAGAACCTGCAGCTAACCTTTGGGTACCTGCTGTGTTCTCAGCTTTAACCGTATACTCTTCTATATTTTCTTGAGTAGAAAATCTTATAAACATATCATCTTGAGTACTCTTATCTCCGATAGTAGTTTCAGTACCAAAAAATACTAAGTGTCTATCCGGTGTTGATACCAACACATGACGTGAAGCTGTTGGTGCATTAGGAATAAGGGTTGCTCTAACTGAAGTAGCATTTGTAGGTGCTGAATCCCATTGAAAACATTCACCATTATAAATAAGAGCAATTAATTTTGTACCAAAATTATCTAATACCCATAAACCTGGGTTAAGTGTTACACCGACATCAGCTGATGTTGATTCTCCCCATGCAACAAAATTTGAAATATTACTAATAGTTGCATTTTGTGAGTGAGTTGCTTTAGTTGTACCATTAACACCTCTAACACCACCAGTTAAAGTCCCTGTTGCCTGGTCATTGGCTGTGTAACTAATGTCCTCGTTGTCAATTCTAATTTCTCCAGAAGCAGGGAACGCTGAAGAATTTGTAAGTACAACAGTAGTTCCCGTTGTATTTGTTAAAGCTGTTGCTAAAGTTGTAGTTGCAATACCTGAAACAGTTCCACCATAATTACCTGTACCAAAACCAAAACCACCTAGTTGTTGAGAAGGTCCTACTCTAAAATATATGTTTCCGGTAGCATCACCAGAATTACTTAAAGGTGTTCCAGATTCATTAGTTGGCATAGTAACCGTAATTGTTGTTGAACTTGGCACTGAAGTTGCCATAAAAGTTTTTTCTTCAAAAGATGTGTCAGTAAAAGTAGAACTACTTAATCCAGTAACATCATCAAAAAGAACAAGATCGTCTTCAATCATTCCATGTTGTGAAGGAAAAGTAATAGTAACAGTAGGAGACCCTGAAGTACTTGAAAATTTACAACCTGTTATAGCTGTTCTAATTGGGGTGATATCATAATACTCACCACCGCTATAAACATACAATACTCTGTTGGTTCCTATTGCAGCGTATTTAAGTCCGGCGTTATTATCAAAATGATGTAAAGCTCTTGCTGCTCCAGTTAATTTATCTCCACCTAATTGATCCCAGCCACCTATTTTTTCAGGTGAACCGTATCTAAATCTAACATTATCTCCATCAAACCATTGACCTTCAGCCCCGGTTTCTGTTACTTGTTTATTAAATCCTGGGACAAAGCCTAATTTTTGTAGCATATATAATCCTTATAAAGAAGGCAGTAGGTATGGTGGATTACTGCCTTCATTATAGGGGTATATCAGTATCTGAAGAAGGATGGAAGACCTAAATGTGGTCGTTTGTCAAACATATTTTCTTTGGACCCAGGTGTTTTTACATCGTTATAATGAAGAAATACTTGAGCACAATCTGTGCCTTTAAATTTTTCTCTCCAATGTTCTAATTCACAACCAGAATAAACTAACATATCCCCTGGTTTTAAATTTATTGCTTTCCCTTTTAAACCTTCTTTGCCAGAGGGTTCTAAATAAATAGTCCAATTATCACCACCTAAATTCATAGTAGTAGATACCTCACAACTAAATCTATCTTTGTGTCTATCTAACACATCTCCTTTTTTATAAATTCTAGCATAAGTATAAGATGGGTATAGTTTTAATTTTGTAGTCTTCTCCATAATAGGTTGACATTTAAGCAATAAAGTTTCCATAGCTATATCAGAATAACTTGAATAGGTATGTGGCATCTGGCTATTGGCCCCTTCGTACTCACCTAATAAGGTTTCGTAAGGAGATATAAATCTTGCATCAAGACAAGTGTCTAATACTTGTTTCCTCATATGAAAATAGTTATACAAAAATAAAGCTAAGTCCTTATTGATAGCTTGTTTTATAACTACGTATTTATTTTTTTTAAACGACATCTTTAACCATCTCTTTAGGAACCGCTTGAATATTCCAATGTATAAATCTAAAAGGTTCTATACCAAAGTCTATTGAAAACTCATGTTCTAAATACCCTGGAAAGATAATTAAATCTCCTGGGTTAGGTTTATAATGAATTAATTCTGCTCCAGACAATATATCTTTTTTATCTTTCATTTTTAATTTTGTAGCTCTGGCCCCGGTTCTTGGTTCATGAAAAATAGGCATAGATGTTTTATCACTTGCTTTTAAAAAATAAAAACCTGACACATGTTGATTCCAATGTACATGAGCTGAATGATGTCCACCTCCTTTCTTAGCAAATTCTTGTACCCACAACTCAGTAAAAACAGTAGTGTATTGTGACATGTCGAAACCCTGATGATCTAAATATTCCCAAGATTTATTTCCTATGTAATCTGTGAAATCTCTAAAATTATTGTCTAGAGTTAATGGAGTTGAATGATAGCTTCTTCCAAAGTCACCAAACTTTTTTATATGTGCTTTAGCTTCCGGAACATTTTTAGCAGCCTTGATATATTTATCAGTTGCTTTAGTTAAAGATTTTAAAAATTCTGGTTTTTGTTCTGACCAAATGGCAGTGTTAAAATAATTAGTTTCATTCATATTATTTAAATGGATATCCTAGGTTCCACATTACCAACGAATATCTAGTTCCTTTTGTTACGGGTTTAACTCTGTGCCACACAAATGAGGGAAACACAATAATAGATCCTTTAGGTAATATTTCTTTTACCTGTTTTACATGTTTAGCTTCTTCTCTTATATGGGGTTCGTAGTTTCTAAAATCAAATTCTAGTTCTCCACCTTCGTATTCCGAACCATCTGTCAACTGACAAGTCATGGACAGCTTTCGAACTTTACCATATTTATTAATGTCATTGTGTTTATCATAAGTTTTATCCCAACTGTCACAGTGCCAATCATAATACTGTCCGTGTTTATATTTAGTAAATTGACAGGTTTCAGTAAAGTCCCATTGAAAATTCCACCCTGCACTTTTATTAGCTTTATGAATATAAGGGTGCATTTCTTTATAAATCCAAGAGTCGTCTAACCAAGCAACATTTGATTTTCTTTTTCTAGATAATTCTTTATTTTTAAAATTACCTGTCTTAGCTACGGCTTCTGATTTTGATAATCCATATTTAATAATGTCATCACAAATTTTAGGGGGCACCGCTGAAATAAAATACCAATAACCATTAGCTAGGTTCATAAATACAAAGGTAAAAAACTTGTGTTTATATCTACCTCCCCATATTTTTTATAAAGATTTTTTAATTTTTTTTCATCTATTACATCAAAAGCAATTGTAATTCTTTCACCACTATAAGGGTTTTTATTTACAACCTTGTGATTATTTTTAGAAGGCCCTATGTATACGTT